GTACCACATGATAAACGTGCATATAGTGGTATTTGAATTTGGTGCTCTTTTTTTTCTGGCTTGTCAATTACTTTCTCATTTTCTTCACCTAATAGATAACTAATAGGTACGTTAAAATAATCAGCTAATATTTTCATGTTTTTGAATTTTGGTTTGCTTCTTTTTTTCTTCCAATCAGTTAAAGAAGATGTTGGTATGCCAGTATCTTTGGAGACACGATATGCTGTGATACCACGTTCATTTAACAGTTTTTCAAATATTTCATACATAGGTTACCTCACTTTTTGAAATATCTCGGAAAACATAGCTAAAACACCTTGACATAACTAGCATACGCGTGATAGTATATACACGTACCTAGTAAATCCTAGGTAACTAAGCGATATGAGATATAGATTTTTATTTGACACATAAAATATATCACATTTCCGTAATAGTTACAATAGGTTTAGTTAAAGGAGGTGAACGTTTTGTACGAAAAGTTTGAGGCTTTAATAAAAGATAGAGGTATTACACCTTATCGAGTATCCAAGGATACAGGCATACCAACATCCACATTGAGCGATTGGAAGAATGGCCGTAGCAATCCTAAAGCCGATAAGCTGAAAATCTTAGCTGATTACTTTGGCGTAGATATCAAAGATTTACTATGAAAGGAGAGTGCTTAATCATGCTAGAAAAAGCACAGTGCAGTGAAAAGACAAAAGCCTTGATAGATCACATATTAACGGTATGTGAAGAACAAGGCCTAAGTGAATCAGATGTTAAAGAAATTCCAAGTTTGTTACAGATTGAATTAAAGAAAATTCTATCTAAAAAATCAAAGACTAACGTATTTCATCGCTAGATTCAATAGCTTCTAACAATGAGCCATAGATATTTTCATATTCGCTGACAAAAGAAATAGCATGAATAGTTTCATCATTGTCAACAGTTATTGAACCGTTTTTGATTTCAGCATACATATAAAGGATTGCTAAATCGTGAGCGCGTTTTTGGTTATCTGTCACTTTAATACCCCCTTTCATAAATTCAATTTTACATCGATTAGAAAGAGGTATCAAGGCGAGCTATTGAAAGTGACAAGAAAGGAGTTGAAAACATTGAGGCAAAAGTATCGAGATGATTTAAACATCGAACGTGAAATGATATTGCATAAAATCTATCTAACTAAAACGGACATCAGAAATTTTATGCGTTGCGGGAATGACAAAGCAGTTAGATTATTTGATGAATGTAGGCAAAAATGCATTGAAGATGGCAAGAAAAACCTAGAAGGCAAAATTTACTATAAATATTTATTACAAATCACTGGAATAAATGAGAGTGATATCACACGCATGGCAAATCAAGAACGCAAAATAAAAGACACTCCGTCGTCTGGAAAACAAGTGAGTGTCTAACGTCGAACCCTTATATATAAGTTCATATAAATTATAAGGGAATCAACGGTAAAAAGCAAGGGAGTAAAGATATGAAGAATTATGCTCAAGAAAAAGAATATTTGTTAAATGTTGAATTACCTGTATTGATAACGCGCATCATTTGCTTATCGGGAGGGAATTTTTCTAACAAACAAATATTATTAAAAAACTATGATGAAATTAAAATAATTGTGGACGATTCTGCAAAAAAAGCAATAGAATCACAATTGACTTTGTATGGCGGCAGTAATAAGACTGGCGACAACAGATGAAGCTATGTTTGCTAAGGCATTTAAAGAAGTAGAACCAACTTGTTTGGCTATTTCTTTAGTTTTATTCCATGTTGTATCATTGTGGATATTTTTTAAAAATTCATGACCATATGGAGTAATGTCTAAAATAGCAGAAGAATAATTAACAGTATCAAATTGACGCGTTTCTATATAGCCATATTCATCTAATTGTTTAATACTATACAACACATCAGAGTTTTTGTATTTGGTAAGTTTATCAGGCAATTTTGATGAATAAATAGGGTTTATTAGTCCTTTATCATCCATAAGTTGATTTTCTTCTAAATACAGCAATACAGAACGTACACAATCAGGATTTAATTTCATTTTATCAACCCTTTCTTTATTACACAATCATATCACATATTTCAGAAAGGAATTGAAAAAAATGAATGAATTAAAAATCATTACATATCAGAATCAAAGAATTCTGAACACTCAACAACTGGCTGAATCTTATGACACGTCAGTTAAACGCATTTCTCAAAATTTCAACACTAACAAAGAACGTTATCAAGAAGGTAAACATTACTTCTTCCTTCAGGGCGAAGAACTATCATCATTTTTGCAATCCGCAAATTGCGGAACGCAAAATCAAAAAGTTAGATCAATGTATTTATGGACGGAAAAAGGCGCTTTCCTTCATGCCAAGTCGCTAAACACAGATAAGGCATGGGAACTATACGACAAACTTGTTGATTCTTATTTCAGAAAAACTGTAATCCCATCATTGGCAGAGCAAGCAAGAATTGCTTTAGCATTATCAAGTGAAACAGCAGGGCGTGTTGAAGAAATCAATGACGATTTACAGAATTTCAAAAAAGATATCCCTCTTTTACCAGTAGAATGTGACGATGTCCAAAAAGCAGTTAGACAGCTCGGTACTAAAATTTTAGGTGGACACGGCACACCAGCATATCGTGATGATTCACTGCGTGGTCGAGTATATGCAGATATCGGACGTGAAATTAAACATAAATTTGGCGTACGCTCATACAAAGCAATCAAACGCAAATATCTTGATGATGTTAACGAAATCATTGAGAAATATACGTGCCCTAAAGATATCTTAGAAGATATCATTGCTGCTAATAAGGTAACATCATGAAAAGATTTAAGCTATGGATACAAATCACTTACGGTTTAGCGTGGCGAATGATTATATTGCTGCTAGCTTATATAGGAGCAGTAGAGTTGTACTTTACGTTAAGGTGACATTATGCCAGCCAAAGGACCAGATGAGTATTACAGCGACGATTTGTCAGTAAATGAGCTGGCAGATATTAAAGCACTCCATGAAGAGCAAGAGTGGAGAGAAAGGAAAGAGGATGAAGACAACAGCTGAATTACTGGGTGAATTAATAGCAGTAGCATATGAATGTAAAAAACATGATATTTTTGTTGAGTATTCCCCTCATACACAGTCGGTTTGGGTGGATATTCATTTAAACAGATGGATAAATAATAAAAATGCTGATGAATCATATACCATTTATCTAACTTACGAAATGGCAAATGAAAAGTTAAAGGCGATAATCGACTATATCAAGCATTTAAGCAAGGAGAAAAACAAATGAAGATAACAAACAAATACAATCTGCCTGCACCGTTAGTTGATGCAGTTACACGCAATCACAAATATACACCTAAGCAGTACAGCGTTACGGCGTTATTAAAAGGGCCATGTCAAGCAATCTTAGAGCGTAGACATGACGATGAAATAGAGCAAGACGTATCAGATATGATTTGGTTAATATTTGGTACTGCTGTACACAGCATCTTGGAAAAATCACAGGAAGAGTTGGAAGAATTAAAAGAAAATAAATTTGTAGTCGATATGCTGAATGGCTATAAATTAAGTGGCATTTTTGACCTTTACAACGATGCAACTGGAACAGTAACGGATTACAAGACAGCAAGCGTTCAAAAGGTACTAAAAAATGATTGGGATGAGTACCGCAAGCAAACACTCATTTATTGTTGGATGTTACGACAAATTGGTTTTGATGCAAACAGAGGCGAGATTGTGGCCATGCTAAAAGACCATAGTAAAACAAAGGCTCTGCAGGGCGGTAATTATCCTCAACACCCTGTATATCGTATTGGATGGGATTTTACGGATGATGATTTTAAAGAAATTGAAGAATGGATAAAACAACGATTTGAAGAATTGAGTGATTGTGAGCAAATGGATGATGCAGATTTACCAAACTGTACACCAACAGAACGCTGGCATAAGGATGATACATATGCAATTATGAAAAAAGGTCGCAAATCGGCTGTGAAGTTATTCAAAACAGAAGGTGATGCAAAAGCATATTTTGACAATTTAATGCTTGATGACAAACATAGCATCGTAAAGCGTGAAGGTGCTGATAATCGTTGTGATAATTATTGTAACGTAAACAAATGGTGCCCTTACTACAGGAGTAAACATGCAGAGTGCAGTGATAACCAGTGTGACACTGAAACAGCTGAGTAGCGAGGTAACAAGCATGACAGAAAAAACTATATCGCTACTTGAGAAATTATCAAGTATACAGTGTGAATTAAAAGCACCAAAAAATCAGTATAACAAGTTTGGGAAATATAACTATCGTAATTGTGAGGACATCCTTGAGGCGGTTAAGCCGTTATGTAAAAAAAACAAGACAACCCTTATTATTAGTGATGAAGCTGAAATTTATGATGGATGGCATTACATAAAGGCTGTTGCTGAATTGTATGATTGGGAAAGTGACCAAACAATCAAATGCTGTGCATATGCCCGTGAAAGTGTGGCTAAAAAAGGTATGGATGAAAGTCAAATTACAGGATCCACATCGTCATATGCCCGTAAGTACGCATTAAACGGATTATTTAATATTGATGATACAAAAGATGCTGATTCAAATGAGCAAAAAGAGCAACAAAACAATAAAAATAATACAGAAGAGCAACTCAATGTATGGACATTGGAATGGTCATCGCTAAGAAAAAAAATGGATGCCATGGGAATTGATTATCGAAGTGATGCTACAGCAACTTGGCTAAAGAAACACTTTGGTATTGTATCACAAGATGCATCTACTGATTTGCAAACAATGATCAACCTTGTGAATGCGTATAAAGCTTTAATACAGGAGTATGAAAAGAAGTATGGGAAAAAGTAAACGCAGCAAAGCTTGCGACATAAGCGCTAAGGTAAGAGCAGAAGTAAGACAGAGAGATGGCGATAAATGCATATGGTGCGGTCGTCACCTCTCACATCCTCAAATATGCCACTATATATCCCGCGGAGCCGGTGGCTTAGGCATACCTCAAAATCTTGTCTGCGGATGCGTAACATGCCATCAGCAAGCTGACCAAGGTCAACATACAGATAGGTATAAATTAGCCATGAGAGAGCATTTAAAACGTCATTATCCTGATTGGGATGAAACCAAGTTGAGGTATCGTAAAGATGGCTAAGACAAAGATAGTTGCTAATTATCTACGCAAAGCAATCAATGAGGATGGAAACCTTGAAGTAACATTTGAAGTATCAAATTATCATTACAAACGATACTGTCAAGACTTACAAAAAAAGCCTTATACATTAGAGATTGCTGAGGTTAAAAACAAACGCAGCATTAATCAAAATAATTATTTGTGGGCGCTGATCCATGAGATAACGCAGCACCCAAACGCATCCTCAGATGATGACTGGGATATGTACTGCATATTGTTATCGCAGGCAGGTGCCAAGTTTGAATACATTACATGCCTTGCAGAAGCGCTAGAAACGCTCAAACAAGAAGTCAGAGCATTACAGGTACTCGGTTATGAAAACCGCGAGAACGGTACTAGATGGGCACGGTGTAAAGTGTTTATAGGGTCCAGCAAAATGAACAAAGAAGAGATGGGGAAGCTCATTGATAAAACGTTATGGTATGCTGAACAACTTGGCATAGACACGGTTTATTATCGTGACATGTTAGTATGATAAACTACCCAGACGGACGTAAGTATACCTCTGCGCAAACACCTCCCATAAAGCCTAAAAAGAACAAATATGGAGCGGTTAAAACAGAAATAGATGGCATCACATTTGACAGCAAGCATGAGGCATCACGTTATCGAGAATTACGGTTACTAGAACAGGCTGGAGAGATATCAAATCTCCGCCTGCAGGTACCGTTTGAGTTGATTGCTAAAAGTAAGCATGGAACAGCTATACGATATTATGCAGACTTTGTATATAACGATAGTTATGGCCAATTGATTGTTGAGGATGCTAAAGGTGTTAAAACTCCCATATACCAATTGAAAAAGCGGATGATGGCAGAAAAGTACGGCATTGATATAAAAGAGGTGTAGACAGTGAAAAATTGTAGTATAGCTGAAAAAGCTGAATACATAGCTAATAAACTAATCGAAAAAGGTGTAATAATACACAGATATGATGCCTATTCAACAAATAGCATTTATCTCAAACTTGATTATGGGGTATGTAATAGCATCCGCATTAGTGATCACAATGGCAAAGAGCATTTATCTTATCGATACAACATAGGTAAGGATATTAAAAATTGTTATACACGCGAAAAGGAATACAAGAGATTTTATTATCCGTTCCGTATGCAAGATGAGATGATACAGCAAATCTTATGCGATCGGCAAGAAAAAATCGATAGATATGGCACGGGGAAATACATTGAATATATGGATAAAAACAAAGAAGAAAGTATAAATAAGAAAGGCTTTTGGCAAGGATGCAAACAATTGAATTGAGGTGGAAATTTGGCAGAAAGACGAATGTTTACATCACAAATAATAGATAGTGATGCTTTTCAAGATATGCCTTTATCAGCACAGGCTTTATATTTCCATTTAGGAATGAAAGCTGATGATGACGGTTTTCTTGGAAATCCAAAAAGAGTACAAAAAATGATAGGGGCTTCAGAAGATGATATGAAGCTCCTACTTATAAAAAAATTCATCTATTTATTTGATACTGGAATATGTGTGATTAAGCATTGGAAAATGCATAACTACATTCAAAAAGATAGATATAAACCTACTGCATATGAGCATGAAAAAGATATGCTTGAAATCAAGAAAAACAAGGCATATACCGTTAGAAATGAAGGTTGTATACAGAATGGATACATATTGGATACAAATTGTACACCTAGGTTAGGTAAGGTTAGGTTAGGTAAGGTTAGTGAAGATATATTGTCTGAAACAGATGTTTCCGACGACGTACCTACTGGTAAAGAGGACATCGAAGATAATATACCGTACAAAGAAATCATTGATTATTTGAACGAGAAAGCAGGAACTCAGTATCGCTATAAATCTAAAAAAACAAAAGAGAAGATCAAAGCGAGGTACAACGAAGGTTTCGCAATCGACGACTTCAAAAAGGTAATTGATATCAAATGTGATGAATGGCTTTCGGATCCTAAAATGTGTAAGTACATAAGACCAGAAACATTGTTCGGTAATAAATTTGAAAGTTATTTAAATAAGCCTACACCTATGAAAACTAATAAACAACTTCCTGAATGGTACGAAAACCAAGATGTTATTGAGACAACAAGTCAACAAGTAGATGATGATGAAATCAAAGCTATGATGGAGAAACTGAAAGGAGAACAGCAATGAAGCAAAAAACATACGAGACCATGTGTAAGCGCATGAAAGCACAAGGTATCACATTAAGCAGTTTAACAAAAGAAGTAAACAAGACAACACATGTATGCGAACAGGAAATGATCAATTATATGCTTGTACCAGAAGAAATGCCGGATGAGGTTGAAACAGCGTTGAAAGATATATTTATGCTGCATGGTATCGAACAAAAAAATGTGCAAATGTGCATGGAAGAGGTAGCATAGTATGAAATTTATAGGATCAATGTTTAAGAATGCCATGACCACAAATCGCATAGAGGTTAAAAATGGTGTGGTTACAATACATAACACAGAAAATGACTATGGTTTTATTACTATGTTCAATATCGATGAAAAAAACGATGAAATGACATTTACGCTAAGCAAAAAGGATTATCACACATTATCTATGTTTGTATCTTTTGATTTAACAACAAAAGAAAATAAGATCTTTGTCACAATGCCAAAAAGCAAAATAACCTTAGCTGATATGACAGATGCATGTATTCCTGATACAAGTTTGGGTGATAACACAATACAAATTAGCGTTAACTCAAATGACTTTGAACCGGGGCAAAAATTTGTTGGCAATGATCAAACAAGAGTACAGCTTAATGGTGTTAACATAACGCCTACAGGATATCTCATAACAGATTCCAAGTGCATTTATATACACAAGGCCGATACTGGTATCAAAAATACTATTTGTGTGCCTAAAGAAGCATTCAAATATATCAAAGATACTAATACATGCATGACCGATGGGAAAAGAGCAGCATTTGTAAACAACGAAGGGCAATTGTTTTATACATCATTGATGGTAGTTGCAATGGATATGCCGCAACTTAACATCAATCAAGTATGCGCTATTACTGTCAACAAAAAGCATTTGTTAGAAACACTTAAGATGCTGCGAGGATACACTGATGAGTTACAAATTTTAAATGATAATGAACTCCGAGCTAAAACATCATCAGAAACAAATGAGTTTGATATTACATTAGATGGCAAATTAGTGAAAGGTAGCAAGCTTAACGTTAAAGTGTATATCGACGATGTAATTAAAATCATTGAATTAGAAAACGAAGATCAAGTATTGTTAAGTTTTAACAACAGAATGCTGATATATCAAAAAGATGATACCACAGCAGCATGCGCATACCTTAATCAGCCAAACAGGGAGGTAGAATAATGGACTTAATGAGTATGTTAAAACCTGCTGATGTAGAAGAAAAGCAGGAAAAACCTAAAAAAGAAGCAAAACCAAAAGCAGCCAAAACAGACAAGAAAGAAGCAAAAGTAAAGGAAAAGAAATATAAATTTCCTTTCGGAATGTTCTTTAACCACAGTGAGCAGGATGTAACACATGTGTTTCAAGATGATAAAGAATATACAGCAGATGAAATATCAAAAGAAATGTTGCGTCATGGGTTTTATGATTTCTCCGGATCAGTATCATATGATTACATTCAAGACGACAACATGTTGGTAGTGTCTTTTCAAAAACACGCTAAAGGTTAAAGTATGAAATACGTGTTTATTGTTGTGGGGGTCGGCGGTACCGGCTCCCTGGTGGCTAGGGATTTACCGAAGTTACTCATTCACACAAATAGTGAAATGGTATTAATTGATGGCGACATCGTGGAAGAAAAAAACATGGTACGACAAGCGTATCAACAGCACGATATCGGTGAAAACAAAGCGAATGCACTGGCAAAGAAGATCAATACATTCTACGGAAATATTTGCGAATCAGTTGACCACTATATCACGAAAGATGAAATATTAGAGTTACTAAAGAAGTATGAACAACATATACCGGTGCTTATCGGCTGTGTTGATAACAATAAGACGCGAATTTTGTTAGAACATACATTCAAACAGCTTGATGAATGCATTTATATTGATTCCGCAAATAGTGAATATGAAGGCAATGTGTACGTGGTTGTTAAGAGCGGACAAGAAACCGTTGGGAAGTTACGCGGCGATGCTTATAAGTTTGATTTGGACAAACATCCGACAGAAAAAAGCTGTGAAGCACAAGCGGCCGCAGGCAATACACAGTATATGGTCACAAACCTAAAGATGGCTAACATGGTGATCGAACATATCAGTGCATTGCTACACGGTGAGATAAAGGCAGGTGTTAGCGTTGTTAAGCGATTTGAGGCAATACACATCGTTCCAAAACATTAAATTAGAGCCACATACTTACGGATGGTATGTCAAGCAACTGTGTGAACATTGCAAAAAAAAAGATCTGGTCGATGAATTAATGCGAGCTATTAAATATGCGTATGATAACAATTATCAAAACGATGATTTCTATTTGTTCGATCGTCTGGTTGGTGACTATCATTTGTCAGATGCTTTTGATGGGTTGGAAAATATCATGTTAGAAATCATTGTACATTGTTTTGTGGAAGATGCGATTATCGAGGTTGACGATGCACCACTTGAATATCAATTTATGGAATACACAAATACCGGAAGAAGGATCAATGGTCTTAAACCTAATGTTTTATCTGAATTTTTGGAAGATTGGAAGTGTTTCAGTGAAATAGAAAACGAAGATACAGGTAAAAAAATGTCAGATAAAGAAATAGTGGAAGCTCAAAATAATGGTGACTTACCGTATATGTACGAAGAGACTTATATGACAAGTTGCATTATTATTGTAGATGAAAACGAACAAAACATAATTGATTTTAATGAATTTTTATCAATGATAGCGTTCCAAAAGGTTACACATGGAATGTATTATTTTGGTTTAATATCTTATGACGGTAGCATTGAAAGCCCTAGTGATCTTGGAAAACGCGAAATTGAAGAAATTTGCAAAACACTTAACTCATACGAAATATATCAAAAATTAGATGATGATCTATTTATTATGTTAAATGACGATGGCGTGAATAGTGCCGCTTATAAGTTGCTTGATAAATTAAAAATATGTTCATCAAGAAAAGAGGTAATATTCTAATGATGGAAATGATTTTTCGCGTTACTGATCAAAAATATGATGCAGAAATACTTATTAACGTAAGAAAAAAAAGCTATTTTAAAACAATCAGTATTGATCAGCTTATTGACAGCTTAAATTCTATGCGTGGACAAGAAATTTACATTGATTATAAAAAAGATCTAATTGTAGCAGATGATGAGCTAATAGCAGTATCACCTAACTGCATCCTAACTAAGCAACCAGAACGTAAGCGTATCGTAACATATGCCGGTAAAGCATATAAAGTAAACTTTCCAAACAGCATTTATGTAATATGCCACCACGCAGGACAAATCAAACAGTTAGAAGCGTATTGTTTCAAAGAGTATGATGGAATGAATACTAAGCTATATCGTTATGCCATGCCAAATATGTTTGGTAATAATACAATTTGTATGGGAACAGCCAATAAAAACATTGACATAAAAAATTACAAAGACGCTTTAGAAGAAATTCTATGCACTCAGTACACACATGCAAAGCCAGATAATATCAGAAAATTCAAATCTACATCGGAATATTTTGATTTTCTTAAAGATAATGATTTTCCATATGACTTACTGTATTCAACTGGAAAAGCATTAAAAGATGTTATGTAATAACGCAACCTAAATTGGTTGCAATCGTGCAACGCAACTTTATAAGGTTGCGTTAGAAGGAGAATGAAGAAAAATGACTGTAGAAGAAAAACAAGAAGTTGTGCGTAGAAGCGAATTGGTATGCGAGGTTATTGACAAACTTGTTGGAAGTGTTGAAGCCGTTGGAGAAACCAATACTGATGGAAGACACCTTAATAATTTAAAAGTGTTAGAGAATGTATTACGTCACATTATTGTAACCATTGGAGAAGAAACGCCGAATGCAAAACGATATAAATGGAGCATGAAAGAAAGTGGTGAGTATGCCATGGCTATCTTAAGAGAAACCAAGGAATATATTGACGGTATGTTGGAGGAATGGTGAAGAATAATGAAAATAAACATAGAAAAAGAGATTTATGTACCATCTGGTATTTATTGTGATAAATGTTTTGAAAAAAAAGAACGTGATGGACGTACTTATTGTAATGGATTTGGTGGCTGGTTATATGCCGCGAATGACGGTACTGGAAGGATTGTGAAATGTGTAAACTGTTTTGAATCAATTCAAAAAAACAATCACAGAGAGGAATTATTAATTATGAAACCGATTTTATTTAACACCGAAATGGTGCGTGCTATTTTGGATGGTAGAAAAACAGTAACAAGACGCGTTATTGATGTACCACAGGGATTTAAGTTTTTGGGCTGGAATATGGGCAGTGGATATGATATCCAATATGGATATTGTTCCTTTATAAGCGATAATGGAATGACACAGATAGTTAGAAAGCCAAAATATAAAATAAACGATGTTCTGTATGTGCGTGAAACATTTTTTAAAAGTAAATATAAAGAATTTTATTACATGGCTGATAATAAGTGGACTACTCTGAAAAATTTAGGAATATCATTTAAATGGAAACCATCCATACATATGCCAAAAGAAGCAGCACGCATTTTTTTACGGGTAACAAATGTAAGAGTAGAGCGATTGCAAGATATAACAGAAGAGCAAGCTATGCTAGAAGGTGTGCCTTGTTTTGATCGTTATCCTATCAATAAAAAATATTGCCCAACATGTAAAGGTTTTGGATTGATTGGAGGATATGATAATAATACGATAGGGTTTGTGGAAAAAGAGTGTGAAGATTGTAATACAGGAATTAAAAGATTTTCTCATTTATGGAATTCAACAATCAAAAAATCAAATATGGATAAATATAGATGGGAAGTAAATCCTTATGTATTTGTGTATGAGTTTGAAATGATTAGTAAAGAAGCCGCAATGGAGACAGAAAATGAAATGTGCTGAATGCAAATATTGTAACTACGAAGGAACGGGATTGGCCGGTGGGTATAAATGTAGACATCCAAAAATAGAAGAATGTGCTAAGAAATACGAAAAGAAAACAAACAAAAGAATGACAAAAGCTCCTTGGCATATTGGATATAAATTGGTAAAGACGTGTCTGAGATATTGCCCTTATAAAATGATGGAGGATGATAAAAATGAAATTTACATACGGACAGCTTAGCACGATAATTTATAGTATCGTGTACGATGAAGCGGTTGATTACGAAATAGAAGATATTGAGGCATTGATGGAATATCTTGATAATAATGATGACAATTACATTGAGGTTTTAGGCGTATGATCAATAGAGTGATTTTAGTCGGTCGATTAACCAAAGATCCAATATTACGCAAAACACAATCGGGGGCCAGTGTTACATCCTTTACCGTGGCATGTGACCGCAGAATCAAGGCAGAAGGGCAGCCAACCGCTGATTTCATCAACTGTGTGTGCTGGAATAAGGTTGCGGACAATACGGCACAGTATACGCATAAAGGAAGCTTAGTTGGTGTGGAAGGAAGAATTCAGACACGCAGCTATGACGACCAGAGTGGAAGACGTGTCTATGTGACCGAAGTTATAGCCGATGCAGTACAGTTTTTAGAACCAAAGGGAACGAATAGTGTTGCTAACACACCAAGTTATGATGTAGGTAATCAAGGCAATGAACATGATGCTAGCGACAGTGAATTTAGATTGCAAGAGGATGATTTACCATTTTAAAGGAGGAAAAGATGAAAATGAAAATAATACAGGTTACAGATGAAGCTATAGTGTTCGGCAATGGCAATAAAATTACATATGATCACGTACAAGATTGCTGTGAATCCAACTTTGCTGATTTTAAGTCTTTAGAGGATACGCTTGCGATGGAAACTGAATTTGACGATAACCTTGTATTTGAGGTAGTAAAAGGTTATGGTGACGATAATAAAGGGTCAGGGTTTAGATTCTGTAATCCAAATAATATGTTCTTTGTTCCTTGTTATTCATATCAGAATGGATATTACACTACCGATATACAGATTTATTATACTAAAGAGATATTGGATTTGATGTGCGAAGAAAGGATATATTAGCACAAAGGAGATAGACGTATGATGAATAAATATCAAGAAGCATTAAACAATCTTATAAAAGTTTCCTGCCCAAAAGAAAAATGTTGCAAAGAATGTGACATTGAAAAAATATGCAACTGTGAAGCAAAATGGTACATAGATATATTACAAGAACTAGTAGATAAGGCGGCGCCAAAAAAGATACTAGCTAAACATTACGAAAATGAAGGAGAAAAACCATATATCAAATTTGTTTGCCCTAATTGTTGCGATATACAGTTATCAAGAGTAACGGAAAAGAACCACCCATATGAAAACATTTATTGTAACAGATGTGGACAAGCGATAGATTGGAGTGATGAAGATGAATAAAGAAGAATGTGAAAAAGCAATCGTAACAATAAATGAGTATGCATTTGATGTACCTACCGAAAATCAAGTAGGTGTTTACGAATTTATTGATGCCATTGAATTAATTGATAAACTTATTGAAGAACACTTTGACAATTCACCTATTGAATTAGAAGAATTGATAGATGGTAATTGGTATTGGTGCAATGAGTTTGGATGGGGTTTAACTAATATTTATGAAGATGAAGATGGAGACCATTACAAGTTTAACACTTTATTTAATGGAGAAATTGATTTAATTGATGATGATTGCAATTTATATCTCATGGAGGTACAAAATGATTGAATTTATTACTGGGTTATTTATTGGTGGCTTATTCGGTGTATCTATGATGTGCTTATTTAAAATTTCAAAAAAAGATAAATTTTTGAAAGAGTTAGATTACGAATACTGGAAGAAAGTTGGTAAACAATGAAAAAGGAAATATTGAGCACAAAAGATAAAGTTGAACAGTTTAAAAGGGATTGCAAAAGTAACGACTATTATACAAAAGCAATTTTAATATGTAATGAACGTATCGAAGAATTGGATGTACAGCTGACAGGCTTAGGCTGTCCTAATGGGAATGATGGGATTAAATGTGAAAATGCTGCTGATCCGTATAAGCCAAATAAAATTGCACCCATGATGGAACAGCAGCAAGTTATCAACGAAAGGAATGAATATATAAGACGCATCAATTCCGTATCTGCTAAGCTTATGAAGATTACCGATCCTATTGATAGACAAATGATAGTTGATTTATTTATCGAGAAAAAGTATTATAAAAACATGGTTGATAAATATCATTTCAATGATTCATCTGCAATGTATAGACATGCAAATAAAGTAATTTCAAAGATAGTATAACTGGACACTATTTGCATAAAAAAACATGATATTATGATATCGTAGAAATAGCAGGGAGAAAGTTTCATACTTTCTGCTTTCTATTGTCTTTGTTTCTCCCCCTCTTGTGTAAGGCATCTTCGGATGCCTACCGTAAACTGCTAACGATTACTTTGAGGTTATTGTTAGTGGTTTAGGGCAAATGTTCTCTCTCTATCTATGATAATACCCTTACAAAAAACAATAGATAGTCGGTTTAAAAAGGCCTGTGTTAACCATTAAAAACATGGCTATATTGGTGTTTAGGCGCTTCACCGGGCTAACAAAAGCGCTACACAAATTTAAAAAAGGAAATTAAGCATCTATTAAATTGGATGCTTTTATTTTACCAAGAAAGGAATGACAATAATGAAATATATCAAACAAGCAGCAATTATCATATTGCTTTTTTTCTTATGCGGTTGTGGGCATTCAGTATCAGAAGGAATTATAATTGAAAAGCAGCATAAGAAGGCATATACATCTATAATACCAGTAACACACATAGTAGGTAAATCAACTATAACAACAATGACACCCATCTATCATGGAGAAAGATGGTTAATCAAAATACAGAAATGTGTAAACGATGGATGCAAAGAAAGTGTTTATGATGTTGATGAAAAAGAGTTTTGGTTATTAAACAAAGGCGATTACTGGAGGTATGAAGAATGAAATGCCCCTGTAGTGACAAGAGATGTATAAACAAAGTGCCATGTAAACATTTGTGTGGTGCTTATTTAATATGGCAGCATTGGTATAGGAACAGGAGGAAAAAATATGGAAGTGACTAGCATAGTGTGTTTGAATTGCCCTAAGAAAAGACCAGGTTGTGTAAAAGGATGCGAATGGTTAAAAGCATCAGGGAGGTAGAAAAATGAAAACAAATGAATTATTATGGCAAGTGTTTGTGTTCACATCGGCTTTTATTTTAGCTAAGACATTTAATAGCGGTTGGTGGATGTTATTTGTACTATTCGCATTTATTAGAGAAACAAATAAGAATAACTTAAAATGATTTAATAACAACGAAAGGCAGGTGATGATATGGCAGTTATAAATGATGATTTAAAACAGCAAGCAAAAGAATTGTGGCTTGAGGGCAAGAAGTATAGAGAGATATCAGATATAACTGGTATAAAGGAATCTACCATAAAGTCACTTGCATCTAGGATATGGAAGAAAGAAAAGATGCAACCAAACAGAAAAAAAGTTGCAACCAAAGTTGCAGTAACAGAGCAGGGTGAAGGGCATCATAAAGAGGAACTATCCACAGAAGAAATAGAGACGTTGGTAAACGGGAAATTAACCGAAGAACAACGCTTCTTTTGTTTGTACTATGTGAAATACAGGAATAAGGTAAGAGCCTATCAGAAAGCATTTAATTGCAGTTATATAAATGCTTGTGGAAATGCATCTAATCTATTTAAAAATATTGAAATTCAGAAAACAATCACAGAATTGCTTAACGAAATGCGCAACGAAGTTAAGTTGGAAGCCCAAGACATCATCCTTAAGAAGATGCAAATAGCATTTGCTGACATAACAGATTATGTTTCGTTTGGAGTACATAGAGATGAAAAAACAGGACACGAATGTAGTTATGTAGAATTTAAGGAAAGCAGCGAGGTAGATGGCACCATCATACACGAGGTAAAACGTGGCAAGGACGGTGTATCTATAAAGCTGTATGATTCTGATAAAGCGTTAGACTGGCTGTATGACCACCTTATCATTACTGAGGAGCAGCGAGCGCGTATAAACTTGCTTAAGTCAAAAGTGCCAGATACAAACACTACAAACTTTAATGAGCAGATAAACTCTATTGCTGAACTTATTAACAACCCAGTGCCAGAAAGGAGCTTGAATGATACCTTATGCACCCCTGACAAAGAAACAAAGTGATTATGTAAAAAGGTGTATGTATTGCTGGCTGAACGTTGCAGAAGGCGGTAAAAGAGCAGGTAAGAACATCATCAATACTTTGGCATATGGCGCAGTATTGGAGGACCATCCCGACAGGTTGCATTTGGTTGCAGGTGTTACACTAGCAACCGCAAAAATGAATGTTATCGACAGCAACGGATTTGGGCTTAAACATATCTTTAAAGGGCGATGCCGCGAGGGAAAATTTGAAGAACGTGATGCGTTGTATATACAAACACGTACCGGAGAAAAGATAGTCATATGTGCAGGCGGTGGCAAGGCTAATGATGCGGCACGTATAAAAGGTAACTCATATGGCACCGTATACATAACAGAGGTTAATGAGTGCCACCAATCATTTGTACAAGAGGTATTTGACCGTACACTGGCCAGTAGTAAACGCCAGTTATTTTTTGATCTAAACCCAATGTCGCCAAGCCACTGGTTTTATAGCGAGATACTTGATTATCAAGATGCACTTAAAGAGCGCGGTGAAAATCCGTTTTATAACTATGAGCATTTCACTATTGCAGACAATATGAGCTTATCTGATGATAAATTGCGTGAGGTATTGGCAACATATGACAAAACATCACTATGGTATATGGCAGACATCCTTGGCAAGCGTACAGCTGCATCAGGACGTATATATGAGAGATACAGCTATAAGGATGTTGTAATAACACCTGACTATATCAGCGATAAAGAGTTCAAGGACAAAGGTAAACGTTTCGTACAGTTTTCTATCAGTGTGGATATCGGTGGAACGGATGCTACTGTTGCAACTCTTACAGGTTTTACAGAGAGATATAGAGAGGCAATAAAACTTGATGGATATTATCACAAACAAGGAAAGAACACATCGGGCTACACTCACGATAGATATGCAAAAGAGATTGTAGACAAGATAGTAGAGTGGGAGAGGACGTATCATTTCTATGTGCCTTTCTTTTTTAATGTATGTGACATATTCTGCGAGAGTGCTGATAAACTATTCCGGCAGGCGCTGAGCAACGAGCTACAGCGTAGAAGGATATACATTACTGTAAATCCTTCGTACAAGAAGGACGGCATAGTGGCGAGAATAAGACTTGAATGCATCCTAATAAACCAAGGGCGACTAAAGATCATGAATCATATGAAACAGTGGATAGAGGCATATGAAAATGCTGTATGGGATGCTGATGAAAAGGCAAAAGGTGAATGGGTTCGTGTTGATGATGGAAGTTATCCTGTCGATTGCTTAGATAGCGGAGAATATGGCATACAGCCATATGCAAGATACCTGGAGGTGTAGAAATGGGGCGATTAAAAAACATGTTACAAAAAGCAGCTATAAGGTTGTTGGATATCAAGCCGGCGAACCCTAAAACAATAACAATTTATGAGAGAGATACATATGAAACTGAAACACTGCGGAATCGACTATGGTATCGCGGTGATCCAAATGAATTGGAACAATACTTTAAGAAAGTAGCGAAAGAATGGCGCGGATCTGCAAAAACAAAATTTTGGGCTGCTGAACCGTCAAAGGATAGCGCCATACGTAAGATGCATACTGGATTACCTAAGATGATTGCAAACAAACTTTCGGATATCGTAGTTGCGGATATGGATAATATAGAGCTAGACAATAAGTTTCAATCACTGTGGGATAAAATGTCAAAGGAAAATAAATTTCCGCAGCTAATTGGATCATGCATATCTGAAACACTTGTAGATGGTGATGGCGCTTTTAAAATATCAGTTGATACAGATTTATCACTTTATCCTATAATCGAATTTTATGGAGGCGAAAGGGTAAGCTATGTATACAAGCGAGGGCGATTGCAAGAAATTATATTTCATACGTCTTATACGCAAGATATGGCAGACTTTTGCTTACATGAACATTACGGCAGAGGATTCATTGACTATAAGCTTTATAATGCACGAGGCGATGAAGTGGAACTTGGTACTGTAGAAGAATGTATAAGTTTAAAACCACACAATACGTTTGCTGGAGATTACATCATGGGAATACCTGTGATGTTTTTTAAATCCGTAAAGTACAAAGGCCGCGGAGAAAGTATCTTCACATCTAAAAACGATGATTTTGATGCATTAGATGAGGTTGTATCACAATGGATAGACGCTATACGTAAAGGCAGGGTATATAGGTACATACCAAAAAGTATGGTTCCAAAAGACCCCAATACCGGAGAAACATTATCCCCAAATGTATTTGATAACGACTACATGGAAGCAGGAACAAGCCTTGCAGAGGATGCTAAAGAGATTGTTACATTATCACAAGCAGATATTAACTATGCGGCTTATGTAGAGTCATACGCAAGTTTCATGGATATGTGCTTACAAGGAGTTATTAGCCCAGGAACATTGGGTATAGATTTAAAAAAGACAGATAACGCAGAAAGTCAACGTGAAAAAGAAAAGGCTACTGTTATATCTTGTAATAAGATTGTTGATGCGCTTACTGAGGTCATCCCAGAAGTAGTGTCTGTATGTATGATGACTTATGACAATATGTGTGAGAAGGCCATAGGTGAGTATGAGGCATCTGTTAAGTTTGGAGAATATGGAACACCTACATTTGACAAAGTTGTAGAAACTGTTGTAAAAGCCAAGCAAGGCGGTGTCATGAGCGTAAAACAATCATTAAAGCAAATGTACGGAGATACATGGACAGAAGAGGAAATTGAAGAAGAATTAAAACTAATTAAAGATGATCAAGCATTAGGAGTACAAGAGCCTGTTATAAACGAATTTGATGATATTGATGGAAAGGTACCGACCGATGGTGATTACCAGTGAGCAAGAAAGAAAAGGATCCATACTCTTTGAGAGAAATATATAAAGAGATGGAACTAGAATTAATTGCATCTTTACGCAGAAACTTTTTAAAGCATAAAATGGAAGAGCAGGCGGCAGGCTTTAGTTGGGAGATGTGGCAGAAAGCTAAGCTTAGAAATATACATCAGTATCAATTAGAAAATAGTAGTATCATATACAAGTTTAAAGCACGTATCAAGAAAGCTATCGAAGATGTATTAAACCACTTCTATGATAAAGGGTATAAGTCCACTGTAAATATACCAAAAGATGGTAAAAATACAGCGGCACCGAATCAAAAGCCACCAAAGGAAACACAGTTTTTCGGCACTAATAAGAAAAAGTTGGATGCATTGATTGAAACATCAAAAAAAGACTTTGATAATGCTAATCATGCAATATATCGCAAAATGGATGATGTGTACCGGCAGACAATTTTTAAGACTGAGTTCCAATTGTCAAGTGGTGCCTTGTCGCTTGGCAAAGCAATAGATAATGCTGTGGAAAAGTTTTTAGAGCAAGGTATTAACTGTATAGGATATAAGGATAAGAATGGACACATCATACGCTATGTTAACATCGCAGATTACGCAGAAATGGCATTGCGTACAGCAAGTCATAGAGCAACACTTTTAGGCGAAGGTTCAAAGCGTGATGAACTAGGCGTACATCTGGTCTTTGTATCAGCGCACGCTAACGCCTGTAAGCTATGTTTGCCTTGGCAAGGTAAAGTACTAATTGATGATGTATTTAGTCATCCTAGCGATGATTACATCGCAAAATACAAAGGCAAATATGAGCTGTTGTCTGTTGCTATCAAAGCGGGGTTGCTTCACCCCAATTGCAGACATACGCTCGCAACGTACTTTGAAGGCATTACACGTCTTCCAAAGCCGCAAGATCCAAAAAAAGCATTGGAGAATTATAACAATGAACAACAACAGAGAAAATTGGAGCGGGAGATCCGTAAACGTAAGAGGATACTCGCCGGAACCGTGGAGGACAAAGACCGAAAAGAAGCACAGCGTAATCTGAGAATAGCACAAAAGAATCTAAGAGATTTCTTGAAGAGTCATCCTGAGTTCAAGCGACAAAGTAGGCGTGAAAAGATTTATGATGTTAAAAATATAAAAAACATGATGAGTTCAGAAGATAATCAAAAAGTGAAAGGAAATAAGATATCGGATGAACTAATGCCAGATATAAAAGAAGGCATAAGGAAAATGAACAAAGAATTCCCGTCTTTTAAGGAACTTGTCAGTAAAATAACATATGACCCTTCAACGGAAAAAGAATATGCATACAGCGAAACAGGAATAAATGAAGGAAAGGTATCTACCACTATAAAAGTAGGCAAAATATTTTCTGATAGATCAGCGTTATTACAATCCATTAGCAAAGATATAAAAAGTGGTCATACGTATAGCGATATGACTTCTAAGTCACTGATTGTGCACGAATGCACACACGCTTTAGAAATCAATTTGACACTAAAGGAAATGAAAATTGATGCAAAACAAGTTACAGATAGCCAGTGGATAGAATTCAAAAACAAATATGGATTTATTTCTGGCGAAATTAAAGAACAAGCTATGAAAAATCTTAATATTGAGTTTATGCATCCAAAGTGGTATAAAATGTATAAGGATCTCGGAAATTATGCAAAGATAAATAGTAACGAATTTTTAGCACAATGCATCTCGCAAGTCTTAACAACAGAAAATCCAAGCGAAATAGCGTTGGAAGTTTTTAAATTGTTGAAGGAGAGGATAAAATGATACCTACTGCATTTGAATATCCTGAATGGATTGATAACAATCTCGAAGAGTTAGCATTGAAAAAGGATGCTCCAGAAGATGTAAAAAAAGCATTTGATGAATGGGTTAATGGATTTAGAAGCCCATTTACTGATAAGAATACGAAAGACCAACCTGGCATGGATATCAGTGATTTACTTTAAGCACTCATAATGGGTGCTTTTTTAGTGGCAACCCCACAGGAGGAAAAAAAGAAATGAAATTTAGAAAGAAGCCTGTAGTTGTAGAAGCATTCCAGTTAAATGAAAGAGGTCTTGTAGGTGAAGATTGGTTCTGGAATGCAGTATCAGAAAATAAGGTCATTACACATGACTTCGGAAAATTCAATCAAAATCCAGCTTGGTGCGAAATAAAGACATTGGAAGGAACGATGATAGCAAAAGCCGGTGATTTTATAATCAGAGGTGTACAGGGTGAATTATATCCTTGTAAAGCCGATATATTTATGGCGACTTATGAACAGGATTTAGATAAGTGATGTGTGCCAACATGCATATGTGACAGTAAGTCATAGTTATTATGATAAAAATTTGAATTGCAGGGTCGTTAAATATCACGATACCTGCATTTTTTGTGGACAAAAAAAACAAAAGAAAGGACCAGCTATATGAATGACCCGCCAAGACGTAAATTGCCCTATTTTGGGGTGCATTTGAAATGATATTACTCCAACGTAAAAGAGGATAAAGAACGGATAGTCAGACAGACTTAAAACGGAGGTTAATATGAAACGAAATTTAAAATTCCCTTTGGATATTCAGCTTTTTGCTGAATCTAATCCAACACCAGATCCTACGCCTAATTCAACACCGGTAGGATACTCACAAGAACAGTTGGATGCGATTGCAGAAGCACGTGCAGCAAGAGCATCTGATGCAGCATTAAAAGACTTTTTCAAACAGCAAGGATTATCTCAACAAGAAATTACAGCAGCATTAGATAAATATAAAGCAGATAAAGCGGCAAGTAAACCGAATCCTGATGCTTTACAGAACGAATTAAAACAGGCCCAACAAGAGGCAGCAAAAGCAAGACTTGAAAATCAAGCCACTATGAAGGCATTAGAATTAGGAATAGATATGAAACAAATTCCTTACGTGTTGAAACTAGCTGATATCCAAATCTCAGATGAAGAAGTAAAAGATGAAGATATCAAAGCGGCTATTGAAAAAGTGTTAGAAGATGTACCAGCTCTAAAGTCACAGGAACCAACACCTAAACCAGGAATTACATTAGGAGCAGACGGAAATCCTGCGCCAAAACCAAAAGGCAATGTATCTTTGACAGATGCTATTGCAGCTAAATTAGGCAAATAGAAAGAGAGTGATTAAATATGCCATTAACATTAGCAGAAGCACAAAAGAACGTCCAAGATGACTTACAAATGGGCGTTATTGATGAATTTCGTAAGTCAAATTGGCTATGGGATAACTTAACCTTTGATGATGTCGTATCACCAACAGGCGGTGGAGCAACCATGACCTATGCATATACACGTTTAAAAACGCAGCCTACAGCAGAGTTCCGTAACGTGAACGAAGAATATTCAACAAACGAAGTTGAAAAAGAACGTTTCAATGCTGATCTGAAAATTTTTGGTGGAGCATTTGAAATTGACCGTATTATTGCAAATATGGGTGGAATTGTATCAGAAGTAGATCTGCAAATGAAGCAGAAAATTAAAGCCGCATCAGCTTTATTTAATGATACTGTTATCAATGGGGATAGTGCGGTTGATGCTAAAGCGTTTGATGGATTGGAAAAAGCTGTAACAGGATCCAGCACAGAGTTTAAACCATTAGAAATCATTGACTTATCTACAAGTGATGCAATAGATAAAAACTATAAGTTGTTTTTAGATCTTTTGGATGAGTTTTTAATGGGATTGGATGGAACACCATCATTCATTGGCGGAAATACAAAACTGATTGCTAAATTAAGAGCGTGTGCTAGAAGAGCAAGCATGTACCAAACAACAAAAAATGATTTTGGGCAGCAAGTGGAATCTTACGGAAACATCCCATTTATTGATTTTGGGGCAAAAGCAGGAAGCAACGAAAATGTATCAAAAATTATCACTTCCGGAGAGGATATGGGATGTACGTCATTGTATGCTGCACGTCTTGGATTAGATGGATTCCACGCTTGTTCAATGGCTGGTCAGGCACCTGTAAATACATGGCTGCCAGATTTTAATACTGCTGGAGCTGTGAAAAAAGGCGAAGTTGAAATGGTTGCGGCTGTTGTTTTAAAGGCTACAAAAGCAGCAGGAATCATGAGAAAGATTAAGGTACAATAATATGAAAATTATTGCACCTAATAAAAATTACACTGGCATTTCTGCTGGTGTAGCATTTGCTAATGGTGTAGGGGATTGTAGCAACCCTGACACTATTAATTGGTTTGAACAGCATGGTTATGATATTAAAGAAAGTCTAGATAATGATGAAACATCTATTTCAGAAAAAGAATTCAAGGCTTTGAAAAAGGAGAATGCAGAACTTAAGAAATCTGCTGATCCAAAAGTATTAGAAAAAAATAAAGCTTTAAAGGATAAGCTAAAAGCTGTTGAAAAAGAATTAGAGGAATTAAAGAAAGCAGATGAATAGCATGTACGCTACACCCGAATATTACACCACCGAATACGGTGGAACACTCATATCACAAGAAAAATTAAATAAAGCACTTAAATCGGCTGAATATGATATTGACCATTTATGTTTTGGCCGTATCAAGGGTAAAGGATTTGATAACCTATCACCTTATCAGCAAGAGTTAATTAGTCGTGCAACTTGCTTACAGGCCGATTACTTAAAACAGTATGGTGCTTATATCAATAATCCGTTAAAGTCATACACAGCAGGTAGTACGCGAGTTGAGTTGGCCAATGTAACTTATGGCGGTATCAGTACCACACAAGAGATTATCAATCTATTAGAGGACACAGGATTAAGATGCCGAGTGCTATAATCACGTGTCCTTTTCCTTTTCCTGATCAAGAGCTAACAACGTACATTGAGATATATCAGGAAGAGGATACAGAGGACCAAGGACCAATCGAAACATTAGTGTATGATGGTATGGCTAAGTATGACCAAACATCAAAATATGTCTTTAATGCTGATAGCAAACAGATTGAACTCACTGGTAAGTTAATTATCAAAGGTGATGTACAGTTTATTGGTAATGCACCACAAGGATACGTAAAGATTGGCGATGAGAAAAAGCAAATCTACAAGGTTAGTAAGCCATCTGTAATGGGCTTTATCGTATCAACAGAGGTAGATTTATTGTGAAAGTGACTAATGTTAAAGTCAAAATAAATCGTGATGCAATAGCACAGTTAGAAAAAGCTAAAAAACGAGCTTTATATCTTACGGCAGAGGCTATGCTTGCTGATATAAAATCACGTGGTGTTGTACCAAAAGACACAGGTGAACTAGAACGCAGTGGTTTTGTTGACGATAATCACATTGATGTTGAAATCGTTACTAGTATAGTATTTGACACTCCGTATGCAAGGCGTTGGTATTTTAATCTTGACGGTGCAACATTTCAGCGCACACAAAATGTCAATGCGCAGGACCATTGGATGGACTATTACCTAGACGGTGATGGCAAACAGTGGGTACAAGATACCTATGCAAAATTCTTAAAACAAGAATCTGGGGGTCTTATCAAATGATGACACTAAAAGATGTCAAAGACTGGCTTAAAGAACAAGTATCAGCGGATGTTTGGAAAATAGGAACCTATGATGCATCTAACGAAAAAACAATCTGCGTACGTAATCTAACTAGCAATCGTGGCAAATTGGCCATAGGCGGTTTACAAAATACCAGTACAGCTGTAAAAGGTGTATCTATTATTGTACATTGGTCAAAAAATCCTGATGAAACTGAGCGTGTTGCTCAAGAGGTGCTCGCTTTATTTTATGGAAAACAGCCTGTGATAGGTGATTATCAGATTGTAAAATGTGATATGAGAAGCGACGAACCCATCAGCGTCGGAACGGACGATAATGGGATATACGAATATGTAATCGAAACATGGCTCACATATGAGCGAAAGGAGTAATTTATGGCAAAAGTAAAAAGTGGAGTTTTCCCGGTATTTGATCTTGATTTCAAAATTGGAACAAAAGGCAAGGATTCGACAGAACAAGATATGGTAACAATTAAGGACATGGAAACATTTTCTTTGTCAATCGAAGGGAACACCTCAAAATGGAATCCTATGGATATGAAAGGATGGGGACGTGCCTTGATGACTGGTAAGAGCATGACAGTATCTTTAAAGGGCAAACGTAATGTGGGCGACCCAGGCAATGATTATGTGGCGTCTGTGGCCTTTAAAGATGGACTTAACTGTTCGTCCAAGGCTGCTGTAGAGTTCCCAGATGGTAGCAAGCTGACATTTGATTGTGTACTGGATATTAAATCTTTTTTAGGTGGCGAATCACAGGATGTCGCACCGTTAGAGTTTGATATGATCGTGGATGGTAAACCTTCTTTTACAGAGGCACCAGCACCAACTGTGTAGGAGGTAAACATGGCAAGAGAGTATAATATCGTTGAGCGACTGAAACGTCGTAACGAAAAGCCAACAGTGGTATTGGATGAAGAACATAAATATCCTATCAATACGAAAAAGACAAATGTCTTGTGTATGATGGCATATATCCGTAAAACAGAGAAAAAGGGAAAAGAAGAAACCGATCCTGTAAAAGATATGGAAATGATGGACCACATCATCAAAATGGGACTAGGTGATGAAGCGGCTGCCTATATTGCCGAACAAGATTACACATTTGCTGTTATGCAAGATATCATTGATGTAATCATGGCAGCAATTGGCGACGAAGAAACGAATTTTGAAAAAGAGGAACAAGAAGAAAAAAAGTAACCGACCATTGGTATGACATCTTTGATGATTGGGACTTGATAGAGGCATCATTTGCCATGCAGTATCCTCAAAAGGATTTATACGCTACAGACGATGATGACATGGAGTGGCGAGAATTTGTCACTTTGTTATCGGGAATCATGCCGGAAACACCATTAGGTCAAATCATCAAGATACGTGCAGAGGATGACGAAGATGTATTAGAACACTTTTCATCAGAGCAAAATCGTATACGCATTGAATGGCGTAATCGCCAATTACAAGAAACAATGAAACAAATGAACAAAGAAGAAGTTATGATGCAAATGAAGGCTATGTTTAAGTCTATGGCATCATAACTTCTTTTCATGTCAGAAAGGTAGGTGACTATATGGGAGCAACCAGTGCAGGATCCATACAGATGGATCTAGAGGTTAAATCTAATTTAGATGATGATATACAGGCTGAGGCCAGTAAGTTAGCTGACAGGATACGTAAACAAGTTGACTCGATGAGTGGTGATATGTTTAAAAACTTGCGGAAGAGCCTCGTTGCTAGTCTGGACAAAATGACAGAGGCAGTAAAGTCTTGTCTTGATCGTACTAAGCTAGAGATGAGAGCGTTTGTAGAGCAAATGGCTAGCATGGTCAAGCAAATGTCCGGTGTACAGATGCCTTATCATCAAGCCGAAGACCAGCCAATACCTAAAACAGCAACAGCTAAGAGCAATCCAGTAAGAGGACCGCCCTCTTTAAGTGTGAGAAAGCCTAAAATTGATTTATCTATGAATACAGAAGTAATGCATGCACAGCAAACAAATCTTGCAAATCAGATTAGTATTACATCTCAGATAATAAAAAATCAAAAAGATGCGTTGACAAAGCTAGAAGAAGAATATGCTAACATATCATCAAAAGCAAATTCTTTAACGAGTTTGAACGACCAATTTAATAAATTAGCTACAGGAACAGATTTGGCAGCAGAAAAGATTGATATCTTAAAACAAAAAATGACTGCTGTCACATCATTACGTCAGAAAATAGATATTGATGATGAAATTAGATCACTAAAACAAGAAATCAATTCAGCATTACCTAAAATGGACGCTTTAAAAGATAAGATTTATCAGATAGAAGCACAAGGATACGAAGGAAAATCATTAGATTTCAGCAATAAGATATTAAAATTAAAGAGTAGCATTTCATCAGGTGAAACTAAAATTATCGAAATGAACCAGGCATTAAGTGCTATGGATAGACAAATGGCAACAACATCAATGTCCTCAATGCAAGCAAGTGGAAGATTTGCTAAGTTCAAGAGTGTTTTATTAGGACTTGCGAGTGGTGGACCAACAAGCTCAATGAAACGACTTAATTCAGTTATAAGGAGTCTTGGAAGCAAGTTTATGACATCGACGCGAGCCGGAAGCAAATTAAGCGGTGTTATTAATAAGTTTCCTGTATCATCTTCGTTGGCAACTGCAGGTTTAAAAAGGTTAAGCGGTTCTATGTTGTCGCTAGCAAGCCAAGGGCTTTATAAATTAGGTCAAGGGCTAAAAAACGCAGGAAAACGTTTAGTGTCATTCACTGCTAAATTGTTAGGGCTTAATTCGTCATCTAAAAAAGCATCATCAGGTATAGGACGTGCAAGCATGGGAATCGGCAGATTGATTAAGTCATTTACCATCTTCTCGCTGATTTTCCCTCTTGTAAGTCGTGGTATCATGGCACTAGGACAAAACCTCGGGGCTACATTGATGACAAATACCGCATTTGCAAATAGTCTTAACCAAATAAGATCTAACCTAGCAACGGCATTTACACCCATATTTAATGCTATAATGCCTGCTTTAAATGCTCTTATGTCTACTTTGTCCACTATTACAGGATATATCGCTGCCTTTATGTCGGCAATCTTTGGTAAGTCGATGTCATCGACAAAGCAGGCCACTGCTGGTATTTATGCCGCAAAAGACGCAATGGGCGCTTATGGATCAACAGCAGACAAAGCATCAAAAGCCACTGAAAAAGCACGTAGATCCTTAATGGGGTTTGATGAGATAAACAAACTTGATGATAAAGATAGCGCATCAGGGGGCAACGGTGGCGGAGGTAGTAAAGCGCCTGTCTATACGCCGACTGATCCTAACCAAAATGTTGTTAACAAGTGGGTGAAAAAACTCAAAGATTTATGGTCAAAAGGTGATTATGCTGGTATCGGAAAGGTCATCGGCCAACAGGTCAACAAGGCTGTAACATCATTTACAAAATGGATATCCTGGGATAACGTCGGCACTCAGATTACTGCTTTTATGACAGGATTTTGTGAGTTGTTTAACAGTTTGATAAAAACCATCAACTGGGAAAATATCGGTAAAATGTTTGGTACAGGTATCAATACTATTGCTAAAACAATACAACTGTTAATGGAAGGCGTCAACTGGGAAAATATCGGTAAAGCTATAGCACTTGGACTAAATGGCCTTGTACATGAAGTAGACTGGGATAACCTTGGGCGCACTATTGGAGCATATTTCCAGGCGCGTATTAATGCTTTGTATGGTTTTGTTACAACAGCTGACTGGGAAGGTACTGGGTTCGCATTGGCCAATGGTGTAATGGGCTTAGTTAATAAAATAAATTGGGTGACCCTTGGGAAGACGTTAGGCACTGGTTTATCAGGACTAATAACAACGATCAATAACTTTATTACTGGCATTGATTGGGTATCTATAGGCACTAAGTTTGGCAACGGGCTTAATAGTTTTCTGCGTAGCGTAAAATGGGCTAATGCAGGCAAAACATTAAGCAACGGTTTAAATAGCGCACTTAAGCTATTGATCACAACGATAGCTACATTTGACTGGGTTAAACTAGGGCAAAGCATTGCTGACTTTTTGTGTAACATTAACTGGATAGGGCTATTAGCTAAGCTAGCACTTATTATTGGCCAAGCCATAGTAGGATTGACCAAAACGATATTAGGATTTGTAGCACAACTTGCAAAAAATATCGGCGAAGGATTTTTCAACGGTCTAAAAGAATTTTTTAGCAATCCGATAGACTGGATAAAAACAAATATCGTTGATCCATTTATCAATGGAATAAAAGATTTATTTGGTATTCACAGCCCATCAACGGTTATGGTTGAAATCGGTGGTTATTTGATACAAGGCTTGCTTAATGGTATAAAATCAGCAATTAAAGGACTAATTGGTTTAATACCTAGCATATTTGGCGGCATTGGTAAAGCTATCAGTGGGGTTTGGAATGGCATCAAATCTACTGCAAGCAAAGCGTGGAAAGGCATTTCTTCCACTATTGGCAAGACTTGGGATGGGCTAAAGACAAAAGCGAGCAAGACATGGGGGGATATCAAAAAAGGCATAAGTGATAAATGGGATGATCTGAAAGAAGGTGCAGGTAAAACATGGGAAGGGATTAAGTCAACGGTTTGCAAAAAACTAGGCCTCACCAAAGAAGGGGTAGCAGCTGATACCAAAACTATGTTTAATACGATGTCATCTATTGGAGATGATATTAAAAATGTTGTAGGCAATAAGTCTAAATCTACTGCTGATAAATTTGGCGAAAATATGAAAGCAATGAAGACAAGCGCTACAGATAAAACAGGGGACATTAAAACGATCATCACAAAAAAGCTTAACGAGGTGGCATCTTGGATGGGCACTACTGGTAAGATAAATTTTACCGAAAAAAGCAAATTGATGATGAATGGTGCAAAAAATAGTGTTAAAAACGTTGACATTAAGTCAGCTGTTAAGTCATCGATCGATAAGGCGTTAAACTGGATACGCGACAGCGCGAAAAAAACAGCGGGAAGTCGTGGTAAGAGCATGATGCTAGGCATGTCAGATGGTACAAAAAAGGTTAGCATCAAATCAGCCGTAGAAACAACTGTGAATAAAGCAACATCATGGCTCAAGGGGCTCAAAAATTTATCTCCAACATGGGGTAAGGACATGATGTCCGGAATGTCTGAGGGGATGCGTAATGCTACCTATTTAGTGTCAAATGCAGCGAGCAATGCAGCAAACATCATATCACAGTGGTTACACTTCTCCCGCCCAGACGTTGGGCCGTTACGTGAGTATGAGAAGTGGATGCCGGATATGATGCAAGGGCTATCCAGTACTCTGGAATCAAGCACGCCTACCTTTATCAATAGAGTAAAAACTCTTGCTACATCTATGTCTAGTGCTATGCAGGCATCTTTACAAGAACCTACGATAGCATTTGCTGGCGAAAGGTCGTTAAATGTTCAACATGCATGGAAAGAGGAACGGCAAAGCAGCGAAACATCTCTAGGGGAAGTGGTCGAAGAAATTAAGAGCTTGAAACAGAAGTTTGATGAAATTAAGCAAGCTGTAGAAAGCAAGGACACGGATATTTATATGGATAGTGAGAAAGTAACAAAAAAAGTAGTTGATAACGTAAACAAGGACACACGTAAAAACGGCAAGTGCCCTATTGACATATAGGAGGCGCAGGAATGGCAATATTGACAGCAAACGGTGTGGCTTTGCCTGCACCTGTATCTATTAAGACAGACGATGAAATCATTTGGTCCAGCAATACTGGACGTGTAGCTAATGGCGACATGGAGGGTGATGTCGTCAAAGAAAAGAAGACATTAACCATCGAGTGGGGAATACTCCAGGATACGGAAATGAAAAAAATCGAAAACAATGTGATTGCTGGATATTTCCCGCTCATTTTTAACGGTGGCAATGGTGTAGGATTTACTATCGCCTCTTATCGTGGAACACTTAGCGAAGAGCACATCGGGACATTAGATGATGACATCTATTGGTATAAAAAAGTAACCGTAAAAATTGTACAAAAATAGGAGGAAAAACTTATGAAATTAAAAAACAAACAAATTTTAGAAGCACAGCAGGCATTAGGCAAATTATTAAATACCAACTTGCCAGTCAAGCAGGCTTACCACATCAAAAAAACGTTAGAATCTATCAAAAAACAGATTATGTTTATTGATGAACAACGAAAAGATCTTATTAAAAAATACGGCGTGGAAAAAGAAGATGGTAACTTTGAAATTCCTGTTGATGAAAAAGAAAAACGCGAAAAGTTTTTTACAGAGTATGAGAGTTTGCTTGAAATTGAAGAGGAAATTGATGCCCGTAAGTTGACATTGGACGACTTAGAGCGCGTAGAATTAACAGCAAATGAAATCGAAACAATCGAATTTATGATTGAAGTATCTGAGTAAAAATAGGGAGGTGGTAAGATGATAACCACATCCGATAAATACAAGGCAGCTGTAAATAAATCTGGTAGACATTTTAGGTGCAGGATAGACATAGGTGGTATTACATACACTGGTATTAAAGGATTAAAGATAAAAGGTGGTACAAACTCTAGTGACGATATTACGTTTGGAGATACAGTATCATCTTTAATTGAGTTTACGCTTACGGATGTGCCAAAAAGCACATTATTAAAAGGCAAAAAGGCCATACCTTATATTGGTTTAGACTTAGACGATGGCACTACTGAGTGGATAAAAAAAGGTGTTTATCACCTCGAAAAACCTATTAAAACAGGTGAGTATATAAAAATCACCGCATATGACAATTTTAGCCTTTGCAACAAAGGTTTTTTTACTGACCTAAAAGGTAGCCAAAAAATTAAGGCAATCTTAGATGAGCAATGTAAAAAGATTGGTATTACATTTGCTGGTGGTGCTGATGATGTAGCTTATAATGCTGATAAGCTAAAAGGTATGACAGTACGGGAGGCAATAGGTGTATTGGCAGCATACTGTGGTAAAAATGCCATCATGGATAATGATGGTAACTTAAAATTCGTTTGGTACACCGATACCAAAGTATCTATATTACCATCGCGATACGCTGATCCGTTGGAAATGGCAGAAGATGATACATATATAAACCGTTTGGATTGCGCCATCGAAAACGAAAAATCTTTATCTGCAGGTGCTGGTATAGGCATATACTTTAGCTGTCCTGGTATGACACAAACAAGGCTTAATACTCTATACGATCGTATTAAAGGTTTTACGTATCGTGCGTTGACGCTTGATTTTAAAATGGCACGTCCAGATATAGAAGCTGGTGATTTGATTAAGGTTGTTGACAAGGACGGTACCGTGTACAACGTACCTCTAATGGAATATGAGTTTAACTGTGATGGTGGGTATTATGGATCTGTAATATCAAAAGGAAAATCAGAAGAAGAACAGGAAAATGAATACAAAGGTCCATTGCAGACAAAGGTGGAACGCACCTACAGTGATCTAATCAGCACGAAGCAGTTATTGGCAGACAAAATCACAGCGTATGAAGGCGAGTTTGAAATCATAAACACTAATTACCTAGAGGTCAACAAAAAGTTCACGGCGATGGAAGCTGAAATTGAAAATCTGGACGTCACAGAGCTTACTGTAAAAGTAGCTAAAATTGAAACATCCTACGTATCCAAAGAATACGTACAGGAGCTATATGCTACTAAAGCAGAGGTGCATGTACTGGATGTAGACCTAGAGCGTGTCAACACTCTACTTGCAGGCAGTGTAACAGCAGGTAGCACACAGACAATCGTGTTAAACGCTGACAACACAACGATATCCAACGCATTGATAAAATCAGCCATGATTGATAGCGTAGCAGCTGACAAGGTCACAGCTGGCACCATTGATGCGAGTAGTATCCATTTTAAGTCACAGTCGGGGCGGTTGGATATTTTTGGCGAGACGCTACAAGTTAGGGATGCCGATCGTGTAAGGGTACAGATAGGTAAAGACGGTACAGGTGATTATGCCTTATCTCAATGGGATGCCGATGGCAATCTTATGTGGGACAGCCGTGGTGCTAAAGCTGCAGCTATTAAGGATAAAATAATCGTTAATGATATGGTATCTGACAATGCCGAGATAGAGGGCAAAAAGATAAACATCACCTCGTTGGTTAAGGAGATAAACGATGGGTCTGAGGTCATTACATCCAATCACATATTATGTGATGGGAAATCATTAGATATTGCCTTTAATACTATATCAACAAAGATAGATCAAATTAAAATTGGAGGAAATAACTTATTATTACGTAGCGATGAAAAAATAACAAATGATCAATATTTAATCAAGACATATACCATGGCAGAAAAAATGACATCTGGTGAAGTTTACACTATCAGAATTTGGGGTAAATTAGGTGAAAATAAAAGCTATTTTACTGCATATCTTGATGGTGGTAATACGCAGTTAGCTATACTGACAAAACAAAACGATGGCACTTATGCGGCTACTTTTGATGGTATTGAAGGTAATCTTGCAAACAGTATTATCTATATATATGTATATGATGGTAATGTTGTAAGTACTAGCACTATTGAAAAAATAAAACTTGAAAAGGGCAACAAATATACAGATTGGACACCTGCTCCTGAGGATATCAACAATGCTATTAGTGGAGTTGACACAAAAGTAACTGCTGTGACCGAAACTGTCAAATCTCACAGCACTAAATTAACTGCACAAGACGGTAAGATATCTACGTTGATTAGTGATACGACACAGGTAAAAAAAGATATTACGAAGGTTCAAGGAGACATTACAACATCAAAAGGCAGTATCACTACATTGCAAACTGACTATAGTGCATTAGATCAATCACTTAAAGGACTTAGTGGTACAGTAGCGAGCCATACATCAAGTATTACAGATTTTGATACTAAAATAACAGCAGTTACTGACAAAGCCACAAAGTTAGAACTGTCTTTAGATGGTTTTAAAGCAACCGTCAGTGATACTTATGCAACAAAAACACAGGTAACAGCTGTTGATGAAAAATTTGATAACTATAGCACTACTGCAACCATGAATAGTGCTATAAACCAAAAAGCTAATGAGATAAGTGCAACCATATCGAAAGTTGAAACAACAGCCAATAGCACAAGTAGTAAATTAACTGAGCTTATTGCGACAGTTGATGGTATCAATGTAACAGTAGCAAAAAAGACAGATAAAGGGTCTATTATCTCTACGATTAATCAGTCGGCAGAAACGGTAAAAATACAAGCTAATAGACTTGATTTAATAGGTAAAGTTACCATTGGGATGTTAGATACTAATGTGCAATCCATCATCGATGGTGTAAAAAAATGGAGTTATAACAATGATATTACATATATTGATGGCGGAAAAATTTATACAGGTACTATAAATGCAGCACAAATAGCCGCCAATGCAGTAACAGCAAGTAAGATCAATGTTAGTTCACTGTCTGCTATTACCGCAAACTTAGGCACGGTTACCGCAGGTAGCTTAACATCCAAAACTGTAATTAACGTCACAACAGACTTAACCATCGGTAACAATATCTACATCAATCAAAATACCAAGGGTACAAAGTACATAAAGTTTACATCAAACAATTGGATAAGATCATGGGTATCGTCCGAATGGGAATACATTAAAATGGAATCAAGCGGTGTATCATCCATTGGGGCTACAAGTGCCACAAAATCAGCGTCAGTCAATGCGTTGGTGGTGACGGGTAAAAGTGAAGTGCAAATAAATGGCACAGACAGGATATCTATTAATAGTAATTTCACAGAAGTGAGTTCTGGGTTATATATGCTTAATGGCGGCATACATTTTAACGTGAATAATAAAAGTGTATATGCTTATGCAACCAACGGGAAAGAATATACACAATTAACACTGCTTAATGATAACGATAATTGCGTGCTTGGATATGGCACTTATGCTAATAATATTGGTAATCTTAATCTCTATGGTTACAATATAAACCTTACATCTAAAACAGCAATTAAAGGTAATAAAGCGTATACTAATACCTCGGATAAACGTCTTAAGTATGATATAAAAGATATTTCTGATGAATTAGTTGCGGCGTGGTATGAAATTATACCTAAACAATTTAGGTGGCGAGAGATAAATAGTGATGATGGAAAGGTACATTTTGGTATCATTGCACAAGATCTTATTGAAGTACTGGGGAAACATAGTCTTGACTATCACGATTATGGTTTTATCAGCGAGTTTACTTTAGATGAACATAGTACTGAAAAATATTTAGCAGTAACATATGATTATTATAATATGTTGACAAGCATAGCTTTAAGAAAAAATATGATTCATCAAAAAAATACACATGAAAAGTATAATAGACGTCTTGAAACACTTGAAAAACAGCTTGATGATGAAAGACAGCTTAGAATTAAAGCTGAACAGAAATTGAATGCCATTATAAGTGGCGAAATTAGAGTACTTTCTAGGACGGTATAAAGCCGTCCTTTTGCCATTACAAAAGGAGAGTGATTAAAATGGCTATGATTACAAACACAGAAACAACAGAAATCGTAATGACTAATACAATAAAACTGGAAGGTAAAGTGATTAGGGTGCAGACATATAAGATTAATAGCGATAATCCAGATAATTACAGTGAAGAAAAGCGTTTTGATTACGGGACTACAGCAGATGACAAAGCAGTATATATGGCAAACAAAGAAGATTTCCGCCAAGCAGAAAGCGCTTTTGAAGATAAGGTTTTTGCTAAAATTGCAGAACTTAAACTACAGAAATCTAAGTAGGAGGTGATCCTTAAATCTCGTTTCTAAGGGTGTACGTCAACACCCTTTTTATTATGCCAAGATGGTAGGAAAGAGTGAGGTTATGAAACATATGGATAAAGTATTAAACTCTGTAATAGCTATTATAGCTACAGCATTTACATTTTTATTTGGAGACTGGGATACCGTTGTTATTGTATTGATTGGGTTTATGGTGCTAGATTATGTTACAGGCGTATTGGTCGCTTATATCAATAAAAAGATATCAAGCGAAATTGGTCTAAAAGGACTAACAAAGAAATTTATGATCATTTTAATTTTAATCGGAGCGGTCATGCTTGACCGTCTGATGAATAACGGTACCTGGATGTTTAGAACATTGGTATGTTATTTCTATATTGCAAATGAAGGAATTAGTTTGCTAGAAAATGCTGGTAATTTGGGCTTGCCTATTCCTGATAAGTTAAAAGAAGCTTTAGAACAATTACAGAATAAGGAAAGTGAGGAATAGTATGAAAATCAATGTACATGGCGGACACAATAAACTCACACCAGGGGCACATAACTTGTTGGACGAGCTAACAGAGGACCGCAAAGTCAAGGCTAAAGTAATCAATTTACTTAGAGTTGCAGGGCATACAGTGTATGATTGCACGGATGACAAAGGTAAGACTGAGGATGATAACCTCGTAAACATTGTTAAAAAATGCAATGCACATGAGGTTAATGTCGATGCATCCATCCACTTAAACTGTGGACGTAATGATAAAAAAGGTGACGGCAATACCGGAGGTGTTGAAGTGATTATTTATGATAAATCAGCAAGCTCTCCAGTAGCTGCGGCTGAGCGTGTTGCAGCTAATATTTCAAAGGCCTTAGGTATCCGTAACCGTGGAGTAAAAGTCAACCCTAATCTTTATGCATTAAGATATACTAATGCACCAGCAATGTTGATCGAGTGCTGCTTTGTGGATGATAAGGACGATGTAAAACGCTGGGATGCAGATAAATGTGCTAAAGCAATCGCAGAAGGTATTATGGGCAAAAAAATTGAGGAAAAGAAAACGTCTAATGTTATTGCTGTTGTAGAGTATATGACAGAAAAAGGGGTAAAGTGCTACCTTAATGTATACTCAAAAGACAAACTTACTAAGTGCAGTGGCCATGGTAGATATAATCAAACTCTAACCATTGGCACAGATGGTGCACGCAATTGTTTCTTAAGCTATAAAAACGGAGAAGCGTGTGGAAAAAGTCATTGCAAAAAACCTAAAGGCACGTTATTACACGTGCGAAATGTAAAAGATCTTAAATAG